CAAGCTGTACCTAAGTTATAAACGTAATAGTTTGTGTTATTGTATCTACCAAAAATTACCCTCGTACCGTTATCAATTATTGCTGCAGTGTTGTATGAACTATGTGGCGCAAAAACACTAGTAAAAGTTGTAGTAGGGTTAACGATACTTGATAAGTCCCAAGCAGTAGGTACATCCCACTCGTACAGATGTGCGCCTTGTGAAGTCCAAGTCATACCTGTAGGGTTAGGGTTGGTTTGGTTTTCCGTACCTTTAGCATAAACTTTTGATCCATCAGGTTTCCAGAAAATACAAGAAAAGTTCTCATTCGCCACAGTACTTGGAACCATAGTTACAGTTGACCAACTACTTATGCCATTAACAGAACCGTTACCTGTTGAGGCTTGATAGATAACATAGTCAGCACCACCACTAGCATAAAATCTGCTGCCGTCTCCTGCTGTAGCAATAGCACTTGGGCTTGAGCTTGTAACACTGCTAAGGTCTGCAGACATAGTATAAGTTAGATTTTGAATGTCTCCAGACGTAGAACACTCGTATTGGTATAGTATTTGGCTACTTTGTTGCAATACGAAGAATTTAGTGGCAGTAGAGTTAGCGGCAAGGGACATAGCATTCGGTGCCTGACCAGAAACGTTTCGTGTCGCAAGATAAGTACCAAAAGTAAAACTGTCTTCAATTTTACTAGTAATAGTAAGCCCATCATCAGCACCCGCAGACTTTAGCCCATGCATAGTCCAAGAGCCTGACGCAATAGTGCTAGTGTCAGTAAAGTCTGATCCACCTGTAGTGTCATACGCACCCGCAGTGCTTGTAAGGATTACATCACCGCCATTACCTTGAATGCGTTTGCCTACGTCTGTAGATGCAAAGGAGCCTGTGCCAAGGACTAGGGCATCTGAGGAAGCAGAAGCGTTTGTGTATTGATAGATAAGATCATTAGTTTTACCTATCATATATATTTTACTGTCATCGCCATTTAGCATAATACCTTGTTCATCGTTGTCTTGAGATGCAGTGCTAAATGTACTTACTTGTGAGCTAACAGTTGATAGATCATAAGCAGTGCTTAATGTATAATCTTCAATGTTATTGCCATTTCTATTTAAGATATAAAGCCTAGTACCATCAGAGGATAGAGCAATTTCAGCTAACTCTGTTGCTGTTATACCCGATGCAGTATGAGTAAGAGTAGCAGTGCTTGTATCCCATGCAGTAGAAAGAGTATATTCTCTTACATCTGTATTAAGGCCGACATAAAACTTTGTTCCGTCTGGGCTAACGGCAAGACCTCTACCTGTTGCGCTTTGTGCAAAAGATGTAGGGCTTCCTGCAGTACTTATATCCCATGCAGTAGATAAATTATAAATAAGTACTTGCCCACCTTGACCATCTAAAACATAAGCTACCGTACCATCAGACTTAAAAGCAACAGTTCTAGTATTATTACTGTTAGCACTCGTGCTTAATACTTTTGATGCGTAGGAAGCTGTACTTAAATCGTATGCTGTTGTTAGATTATACTGATGCACAGCTTGAGGAACTTTACCTGCAACATAGAGCTTGTACCCATTATCACCAAAGGTACAACCTTGTGGGTCACCTTGTTGAGATGCAACAGAGAAAGTAACACTGTCATATGACGAACCTGAAACGTCAGAAGTAACAGTAACACTACCCTTAGCCAACGTAGTATCATACGCAGTGTTATGCAGATCATAGTTAGACGCTGTAGCATCTACATCCCAAGCACCCTTAGATGACTGACCTGTCTGTGCTACTTCTTTTGTGACAGACACAACAGGTGCAGGAGTAATGCTCTGAGCAAGAGTAATAGTAGCAGACTCACCATTAGTAAACGTTTTAGTTAAACTACCTGATGTAACACTGATGTTGTCTAGCTGCGACTGAATAGAGCTAGTAGCACCAGTCATATAGTTCAACTCAGTAGCTGAAGCAGTTACGTTAGACAACTTGTCAAAGTCAGATGTTGTAGCAGTAGTACCTGCTAGTTTGTTTAACTCAGTAGTTGTAGCTGTAACGCCATCTAGTTTGTTTAGCTCTCCTGTGTCTGCAGTTAAGCCATCAAGTTTATTGATCTCTGTAGCATCAGCAGTAACACCACTGATCTCAGTAGACTCAATAGTTCCATCAGAGAGTATACTTCCCGTGGAAATAAAGTCTGCTAAATCTCTTGCTTTACTCATAGTGTGTATCCTCTAATGCGTATATCTTATTCAGGCTTTGTAGGCCAGTCAGCTTCTTCTAAGTTAGGCCAGTTAGCATGGCTTGTGATGTCACGTAATGCCTGACGGTATGTAGTCATCTCAGCAGACATAGTTACATCTGACAGTGCATAGAAGTCAGTCTCAGCTAGTTTAGTATCACGAGTAGCACGGTTACGTTCTGCTTTATCTGCATCCAACAAGGCTTGATATGCAGCTTCATGCTCTGCCTTAGTTGTCGTAACACCATCATCTGTAGTGTCTGCAAACATATCACGAGCAACGTAATTTTCTACCCAGTTGCCATCAGAGTCTTGCACAACTCCGTCACGAGTGGAGTATTGATAAATTCCAACCGTAGCAGGAGCAGATTTTAAAACAGGGTCTAAGTTTAAAGCGTCTAAGGTTGCTGCTTTCCATACACGGGGTAAGGACATATTAGAAAATGCCTCACGCCATTTGCCTTGCGATTTAACTTCGCCTGTTACTCTTTCACGATATTCACCCATTAAATTGATCCTTTCACATGAGTTTGATTATGAATTGTTACCACCAACAAAACCCTTAGATGTTGCGGAACCATTAATTGTAAATGTACCACCTGCTGATCCAGAGTTTGTTGTAGTACTGCCCAACTCCCATTTTGACCATACTAATGGCTGCGGAATATCGCTGTCATCTATAGCCTGTTGAATTTTAGCAGAACTTGTTGGGAAGTGATCTATATCAACAAAAATTGATGCAATCGCCCTATCGTTAAAATCAATTTTGCTATCCCAGAAAAGAGATGGACCTAAGTCTAAATTACCTGGGTCTTGCCGATAAGCAAATATTTCATAAGCAGCACCTGATGTTCCAATGTAATCACTTCCACTTGGACTTCCTGTATACGAACCAGACGGTTCAATATTTGAAAGATGGGTTCCTTCTCCAACTCTATACACATTTAAGAACCCTGAGCTTGTTGAAAAATCTGCATTCCACAATAAAACATACCAAGTATCAGTATTTATATCATTTGAACTATCTCTGTATTGAAGTGTTGAAGTACCACTCTGATTATAAATATCTGACTCCACTCTAGCTCCACTAGTACAAAATATTTTAGCAATAAAGCGACTGTTGGTAGTATCTCGCAACATAAAAAGATAACGATCACCACTATCACTACTACTATTAAAAAAATGGGCACCAGATACTGCTCTCGTATTTGACCAGCTAGAACCTGTGAAACTATAACCATTGCTAGAGGTGCCGACACGAAGTGTATTTACCCACGTATCAGATGGCCCACGAATTCCAGTAAACCCACCGCCTGTCTCAGTAAAGTCATCACTGCTACCATAATTTGCACCAGGATTATCCGCAGACATTGGAAAGTACAATATGGGTTGGCTACCTGTCGGGGTAGAACCATCAATTCCTAGTGCTTTCGGCTTGTCAGTGTCGCTATCGTAAAATGGGTTATCAGCACTCAAATCAATGTATGTCGTGTCAAAATAAAAATCTGACAATTCGCCATTTAAGTTATCACCCGCACTATTATTATCACGGGCTATTTCATAGTCACCTCTGGTGAAATCTATATTGTCATTTGTATAAGTGCTGTATGTAGGTGATTGAGCAACACCATTTATATAAACATGACGCTTACTTGTGTCAGTCAAATCACCGCTGATATTTACACAATACCACAACTTATCTAAAAAAGTATAAGAAGTAGTCATTCTATAGACATTGTTTTCAGAACTGTTTTGTAATGTAAGGCTTACCTCATTGTTTTGAGTTCTTAGTAGTAAAACTCCACGGTCACTACTAAAAATAGCCGCAGTATTTCCATTTTGAGATTTGAACCAGAAGCTAAAGGTAAATTGTTTTCCGTCTGATATACCCGTCAAACTTCCGCTTCTCGCCAGATAACGTGAACCAAGGAAAGGCGTTGCAGAAGATTGATATGTCGTTGGTGTAGCTTCAGGATGTACTAAATTTGAAGTAGACGGTGTAAAGTCTCCACCTGTTCCGTTATTTTTACCAAGATCGTCTATATCGTCCATTGGAACATTAAGAATACCAGTAGTAGGTGGAGCTACATACTGCTTGTTTTCGTCTATAAACAGTCGTCTGTTTGTTGGGTTAGATAAATCACGCCAAGTGTAATCCAGATACACACCAGCTAATCTACCTTTAAAATTATTTGTTCCACCAATGACATGATTAACGTCTGTGAAATTTATAAAGTCATTCGTATAAGTATTCCACGAAGTAGTGGATACAGCTTCATCATTTATATACACTTGCCGATATGAACCATTAGACATATCAATTGATATTAACAAATGAAACCAAGTATCTCTTGGATATTTTCCATTATAATTGCCAAGTGTTGCGTTTAATATATTGGTTCCAGAGGCATTTTTTGCACCAACAAAAATTGCACTACTGGATGTAGCGATATTAAAAGTATCACTTGATTTATTGATCGTGTAAATACTATCACTAGAGCCATCAGTGTGGAAAACCCACGCTGAAAATGTAAAGGTTTTACTGTCAGTATTACCCGTTAAATCGCTTGTACGTGTAAGTCTATCACCACTACCGTTAAATTCTGCGCCAATACTTGTTGACCCACCCGCTGCGGCTGTTCCTGCCGCTGCTTGAAGTAACTTTTTCTTAGTTGCCATGTTAGCTTATCCTAATGCTTGACCAGCCGTAAATCCGTACCAGTTAGTGCCACCATCACGAGTAGTGAACACAAAGATGTCCTTCGCACTTGCAGTCGCTGTTAGTGTAGGAGCCGTTGCGCTGGGCCAATCTACTGAGCTAGGCCATGTCACAGCGAACCCAGACGCAGATGCATCCTGAATGATCTCAATGCTGAAGCTGTACGCAGTGCCGCTGGCAGGGGGGTTGGAGAACGTGAACGTGGTGTTCTCTGTCAGTGTGTGGCTAAATGCGTTGCCGTTGTGACAGTTGACTGTGGTGGCGTTAGAGGATGATGTCACCGCTGCGTAGGTTTCGTTGTAGCTGTCGGCAATTAGTTCGCCTGTGATGTCTGCGCCTACTGCGGTTGTCTCAAACTTTGTAGCATTATTATATCGTAATGATACCCCTGCACTTTCAACAAAGTTTGCATATGTTGATGTCGCAGCTCCATTCTGAAATGTAATGTCTGTACCACGAACCGTTAATGATCCTGTGCCTCTTTCTTCAATAAGTGTTTTACTTCCATCATGGTAAATCTGCAGATCACCGCCAGTTCCAAAGATAGCTTTCTCACCATCAGGAAACGTAACATCGCCATTCGCATCCGCAGTGACAACCTTGGACGCCTCAACGATGCCTAGTGTGGTAATGTCGTTGTAGTTCAATTCGGTGGCTGTAGCAGTAACACCATTAAGTTTACTAATATCAATAGCTGCACTTGCGTTAATGTCGGCATTCGTAATTGTACCGTCAGTAATTTCTGTACTGGTAACGTTTTGTGGTGCAGGTTGATTCCCAATATATGGCATCTGTATTCCCCCTTATGACTGTTCTAGTACGGACACAATAACGTCAGCACTTGAAGCTGTGTCACTCGTAACTTTAATAATGTCTGTCGTTTCTAAGACGATCTTCTGATCACCCCCGACAGGAACCAAAGCACCGCCTACTGGAACTGTAGCACCTTTGACTAGGTACACATTTGTAGTGCCTGATGTATCGGTTACAACTACATCAACTGTGATGCTAGAAGCTGTAATGTTTGCAACAGTCAAGCCAATAACTGTTGTTGTAGTAGACGCAGGTACAGTATAAACACTTGTCTGAGATGTGCCTATTGCTGAACTAACTGCGTTTTTAAAAGTGTTAGCCATCTTTAAATCCTTATCCTAACGCAATAGCTAAAGCAAGTGCATCATCTGCTAGTGCATAACGTGCATCGCTTTGTGTTTTTGTATAGTGATCTGCAAGAGAGAAAGAACCGTAAGCTACGATGTCTACAATATCCCCTGCAGTTGCACCAACGGTAAGCGTGATTGCTGTACCAGAATTAGCAGTAAAGTCTGTACCTGCTAGTAGTTTGATACCATTAAGGTAGGTATCCACATACCCCACATCATATGTAGCTGTAAAGGTAGTCTGACCACCTGTAGCAGTGTATGTTTGTCTGTCTGATGTACCATTAACTGATGAACCTGCAGCAACCCAACCTGAGCTACTGTATACGTACATTATAGCAGTTGTGGTATTGAAGTACAAGGCACCAATGATAAGAGCATCACCATCATTGTCTACTGTAGGTGCACTTGACTTAGCACCTAAGTATCTGTCATCAAAGTCATCATATGAAGCTGCAGCACTAGTTGCTGAACTTGCAGCAGCAGTGGCAGAGTTAGCTGCGTTAGTTTCACTTGTTGCAGCATTGGTAGCTGAAGTAGCAGCAGCAGTTGCACTTGTAGCTGCATCTGTAGCACTGCTTAGAATGCTGTCTACGTATGTCTTGTTAGTTAAGTCAGGACCGTTGGTAGGTGTATAGGTAGTTGTAATCTTAGAGCTACCCATGTCGATAGCACCTGTCATAGTGCCACCAGATAAGTCTAAGAAGTTAGTAGTTACATAGTTCTGTGTAGCTGCATCCTGTGCTGCAGTAGGATCACCCAAGCCTGTGATCTTGTTAGTACCCATAGCAATAGCACCAGTCATCGTACCACCTGCTAGTGGGAGCTTGGTTGCTATGCTTGTTGTAATGGTTGTTGAGAAGTTGGGGTCATCACCTAGAGCAGCAGCTAGTTCGTTTAGTGTGTCTAGTGTACCTGGGGCTGAGTCTACAAGTGCAGCTAGTTCTGTATCTACATAGCCTTTACTTGCTGCATCGCCTGAGTTAATAGGAGTAGATAGGTTAGTGATGGTAGCAGTAGTAGCTGCATCCATGTTCAGTGTGCCGTTGATGGTCACATCATTAAACGTAGATGAACCACTTGAAGCTGTAACGTTACCTGTTACATCACCTGTCAGATCACCAGTTACATTTCCTGTAAGGTTTCCTGTGACGTTACCTGTGACTGGCCCAACAAAAGAAGTTGCTGTAATCGTTGTGCCTGTGATAGCCGCTGGAGTTGTTGCACCAATAACAGTACTATCAATAGCCCCACCATTAATATCAACAGTCGCCAAGGTAGCTTGTCCAGATGTCGATACAGTAGTAAAGCTACCTGCAGCAGCACTACTAGCACCAATAACTGTACCATCTATATTACCACCATTAATGTCAGCAGTTGTTACAGTAGTTGTACCTGTAGCTGTAACATCTGTAAATGTACCTGCAGCAGAAGTCGTAGCACCGATAATAGTACCGTCAATGTTACCACCGTTGATGTCTGCTGTAGTGACTGTTGTTGTACCTGTGGCAGTCAGGTCAGTAAATGTACCAGCACCTGCAGAGGCAGCACCGATAGTGACACCATCAATAGCACCACCGTTAATGTCTACGTTAGAGAATGTTGATGTACCAGTTACAGTAATGTCATCAATGTAACCTACACCGTCAATGTATAAGTCTTTAAACTTTAGTGTTGATGTACCAAGGTCAACATCATCATCAGTTACAGGAACAATAGCACCGTCTTGGATACGTAGTTGTTCTACTGCAGCAGCACCTACTTCACTGTAGAAACTAATACGGTTGTTTGTTGTATCTACAACTACTTTGTTTAGTGCGTCAGTGTCAGCAATCAGAGGTACGTAAGCACCTTCACTAGAGTTACCATCGTGTCTGTGACCACCTGACAAAGCAAAGGCATCACGTATTGCGTTGAACTCAGCGTTTACTGGGGCAGCTTTAATAACCGCATTAGCGATAATGTCAGCTACTGACTGTCTTGTATAACCTGCCATTTTATAACCTGTCTCCTACTCCGAATGTAACCACTAAACCTTGAATACTGTGTGATGCATTGGAATCATTAGTTACGAATTTAAATGATGCTGACTTGCCTGAACCTGAAATGTTTGTACGTTTAACTGGTGCAGGGTTACCGTCAAAGATTGCTGTACTATTATACAGAGCCTCGTTGTAGTAAGCTGCAGCACCTGTAGTTGTTAGTGTAAAGTTTGTAGGACTTAGTGTATCAACATCTTCGTAGTCGTACAAAGCAGACATAACAAGTTCGTTATCACCTTCAGAACGTAAGTAAGTAGCTACAGTATAAAACACTTTACGTTGCTCAGGGTCTTGCATATGGAAGAACGGTGTCTGGAATAAACTAAAGATGTCTTCACCATCAAAGTCATTACCACGTTCTTGTCTATGAACTTTACCGTTACTATCCCCGTGAATTACAAACTCGTTCTGCCCTATGTAGCCACTGTCAGCACAAGTAGCTGTGATACCTAGCATCTGGCTATACTCAAACTGCAAACCGTTAGGTGTTTGTCTGAAGCCGCCAATGATACCCTGTGCATCTGCTGCACCAAAGAAGTAACGGAACTGTGTCTTTTGTCGTATGACTACAGCGTTAAGACTTTCAAGATCAATATCAAACACGATGTCTGTAAAGATAGACTGAATGTCTTTTGATACTGTCTCTAGGTTAACGTCACCGATCTTGTCTGTACCACTAACAGGACGTAGACCATCTTGTGATAAGAATAGTAGGTCACCACCTATCTCAATAACACTGTCTGTAGCTAGGCATCCAAGGTCATCTGTAACTTCTTGTAGTACAAAGTTAGAGATATTGTCACCAGCAAGCTTACGAATATTATTACTACCAAAGATATATAGTATATCACGGAAAGACTTGATAGCTACAACGGGGAAGCCCACATTGATAACACCAGCACCATCAGCAGCAGCAAAGCTAGTCTCATCGTAAGGTGCACTGAAGTATAAGTTTGTGTCTTCACTAGGATCACCTGCTAGGAACATGTGGTTCTTAAATACGTGAGACAGTCTTGGTGCGCTGGGAGCATCTGCGTGTGTGATCTGCGTATAGGTTGTGCCATCATACGTAGCTGCAGGGTTAATACCATCAGTAAGTAATACTTTAGGGCTACCCCAGTTGTACTTAGTAAAGCGTACCTTAGTAACACCTGTCATAGTAGGTGAACCAGAAGTCGTTACATTAACCCAAGCCTCTGTAGTGTTGTCCCAGTATAGTAAGTAGTCATTACCTACAGTCTGTTCTCTACAAGCTAAGATACCATCGTTGACACCGTTAGCTACACAAACACCTAGAACAGAAGTATTAGCTTTACCTGTAACTGTACCATAGTCATTACTAAAGCCACTGATCTTACGATAGCCACCAGTAACAGCAGGTTCATAGTTGATCAAAGAGATAGCTGAACCAGGTTGAGTCTCACCTTGTGACAGAACATCACGACTAGTGTTTAGACCGCCTTGGCAGAATACTTTGAAGGATGCTAAGTTATCAGCCATTATGCACCGTCATTAAATGAACTAGTTCTTGATTTACCTATAACAGTAGAACGAATAGATAAGGCATCATCCATAAGCACTCGACGCATAGACTTAATGCCATCCTCAAAGTTATTCTGATGCATAGCTGCACTCTGTTCATTACTACGGAAGCGCATCATAAACATCATAGCACCATCAATAACTACGTGCTTAAAACGATCAGGGATAACTGCTACGTCATCATATGCAGTCATATCTGATGGGTAAGACCAATATACGTACTCAATCTCATATGCTGCGTTAGGGATAGGTGTAACACCGAAAGATTCACCTAGTGTTTGATACACACGAATAGGTGGACCATCACCGTTTACTTGGTCACCGCTATCATCTGATGAACGTACATTCTGTGTGTACTCTTCAAAAGACATAGCTTTCAAGTTCATTGGGCTGTTACCCTCTGAGCTTAGCTTCTTAAGATAGAACGTATCCCAGTCAACACTAGAGTAGTCTGAGGGAAAGCTATACTGTCTAGTGCCGATAGTAAGTGTTTGTGTATAAGTAGTTTTAAGGAAAGGCCATTCTTGACCGTCCTGTAGAATAAGTCTAACACTACTGTTAACTGCATCTTTAGCTAGTGCCTGAACGTTACGTACTGAGTCAAAGCCATCACCAGCAATATCTAGTGTAACTTCATTCAATCTACGTAGTAATTCATTTACTAGTGAAATATAAGTAGCCATAGAGTTATCCTACTGTTAAATGTGCTGAAGGGCCAGCCTCTTGACAAGACCAGCCCAACAAGCTATGTAGTATTAAGCAGCGTTGTAACGTGCTGTGATAAGCGCTTCTGGGCGTAGGATTTTACGTCCATATAGGTGCATACCACGAACGATGTCTGCGAATGAATCAGGGTCACGGTAGTTCTCAACTTTGTTGATTTGCTCCGCTGATGCTACTGCATCTTCCTGACCTGCAATGATAACACCGTAGTTGTCGTTCTGTGCTGTTGTACCTGAAGTACCTGCGCCAGTGCCTTTTGCTGGTAGGTTGTTAGACACATAAACACGGAAGCCGTGTAGGTTGTTCAACACCAAGCCATTCATTAGACCTGAGCCACCGAAGTCAGCGTTAAGTACACGTGAGTCTTCGTCTTTCAGCATTTCCATGAATACTGGGTCTACAACGATCCAGCGTCCACGTGCATCAACGTTCTCTGTGTCCATCTTACGAGCCATACGAGCTACGACTGTTAGAGGAGAGACAGTTGTTGCTGACAATGCAGTCGCACCTGGTAGACGTGGTGCTAGAGGAACTGAGTCACCTGCTGTTGCTGTAGCAGCAATAGTCAAGTTACCGAAGTCAGTTGCGTCTAGGTGGTTCGCTGTTAGGAACTCGCCTGTTAGGTTACCTGCTGTGTCATGCTGTGCATCACCAGATGTTGCAGTTGAATACTCACCTGCTGATGTGTGACCTGACAAGTACTGCATCACGTCTGCGTCCATTGAGTCAGCCATTTTATAGGCAGCACGATCAGCAGCTAGTGATACATAGTCAACGTTTGCGAACTGGTCTTCGATGTCATCCATTTTGAATGCGAAGTAGTTAGCTTTGTCGATAGTCAATGAGAAGTCTTCATCGTTTAGCTTCTCAACAGAAATAGCTGTGTGACGCTCAAGAGCGTTAACAGTTACGTCTGGTTCTTTCTGAATACGAACAACATCACCTTGGTTGGCGATCTCACCGAAGTAAGAGTTGTTTGTAATTGCGTTAGTCACAGCAGCCTTACGTAGGGCGATCTGTGCCTGTTTGGAGTAGATAATTGGGGAGAAGTTCCCGTCAAATCCACCTGATGCGGATGTAATAGCCATAGTTAATTTCTCCTTATAGATATGGCGTGAAAGTAGACACTACATATCCACTAAAGAGGCTCTTTGTAGTAGGGTGGTCAGCTATACATTAAGGGTGGCCGCCCTATATGCGCTGGGCCTATACTCTGAGGTAGTTCTTTGTCGTGGCTAGTGCTTTAAAAGCATACACACTTATTTTGTGTATATGCTATAGTTTTACTTATGACTTAAACTTTGTCAAGCTATTTCTTTGACATATCATAAATAAACTTACCAGAGCGCTGGGCATCCATGATTTCGTCCATGCGCTTCTCGTATTCTTTAATAGACATCTTAGCTACCTGTGATTCACGTAAGTACTTAGACTCTTCTGTATCATTAGGTGTAGTGCTACGTTTAGTTGTGACTGATGCTGCTGCACCTTTGTCACTAGATGTCTTCTTAGGCTTACCTGTAATACCCTTGTCAACTTTATATAAATCAATCACACGAGCTACAGATTTAGCATCTTCTACATTTTCGTACAAAGCATCTTGTACCCACTTAGGCTGATCTTTAGCCCATTCATGGAATACATCGTCTGCACGTATCTCACCAAAGTCAGGGTGGATAGCAGCTAGCTCTGCTTCAGCTTTCTCACGCTTAGCTGTAACACGTAGCTCTTCAATCTCTTTCAAGCGTCCGTCTAACTCAGTAGCACGTTCATCAGCTTTCTTAGCTGCGATAGCTTCAACAATACCTGCTACATCAGGATACTTCTTAGCCCATGCTTCAATCTCGTCATTAGACTTAGGTAGTACAAGCTCATTCTTTGTAGCTGCTTCAAGTTGCTTCTCTAGCTTTTCTAGCTTAGCAGAAACCTCTTTGTCTTTCTCTTGCATGTGGCGGCGTAGATCACCATAGCGTTGCTTGAAGGTCTTCTCTTCAGCACCTAGCTCTGTAGTATCCGCTTCTTGTGCTTCGGCTTTTGCTGGTTCTTTATCTTTTTGTTCTGATACACTCGCATCCTGAACTGGGGCGTTCTCAACTCCCTCGCTATCGGATTCACTATTGGTGGCTTCTTCCTGCGTTTCATCGTCCTGTGCCAGCCCAGCTTGTTTCATCAACTCACGTAACTCTTCTTCATCACGTTGTACACGTGCCATATTACGTTTATGTGATACAGAGTCAACCTGTACTTGTTCTACTTCAGCCATTTTATTACTCCTTATGTTGGGGCCAGCCGTAGCTGGGTAGCCTTATAGTTATATGGATATATTAGTCGTCTTCGTCATCTGATTGAGATACACCTGCTGCTTCAAACTGAGCATCAATAGCGTCAAAGATAGCATCGTTCTCTGCCTCTTCGTCAGCAGTCATGTCATCGCTGTCAAATACGTATTTATCGCCAATGACCGTTGGATCATCTCTTGAGGCTACACCGCCACCTGTAATAACTTCTGGTCCACCATCGTCATCTCCAGTTGCACCACCACCAGACTGAATAGCTGCTGTTTCAGCTACTGTTGATGATGTAGCCTGTTGTTGGAATAAACTACTTAAGATGCTTTGTGCGTCTTGACCAAAGCGACTCTGTAGTTGGCTTAATATCCTATCACCATCAATGGTTTCATTAGGTAATAAACTTAAGAACTTACTATCAGAAACAGTTTTATTTATCTTTAGTTCTAGTTCATTTGCTGTTTCATCATCGCCCATAATTCTAAGCATACCAACTAAGGCACGAGAACGTGCAACACCTGTTGCTCTATTTAAACCAACCAAAGCTGCACCCGCTAAGCCTACAGTAGCGGCTGTCTTTTCACCTTTAGATAAACCTAGCATTTCATCTACAGAAGCCTTAACTGCATCACTATCAGTGAAATCTAAACCGTCTGCCCAGCTTGTAGGGTCTTTAGGTTCTGTATCAGTAGGGGGTGGTCCATCGTCATTACTTGGTTTCACAGCAGGAGGAGCCATTGTGTAACCCTGAGATAGATAGCTATTATACTCATCTAGTGTATTAGCTGTAACCTCTGTACCATCAGGAGCGTACATAGTTACAGGTGTAAACGCAGGTTGTGCCTGTGTAGATTGACCTATTTGCTGTAAGTTCTGCTGTGCTTGTGGAGAGAAGCTAAACCCTGCGCCAAACTGTGAGAAGTCGATGTTAGCTTGTGTACCCATTGGAGCAGGTGTAGTAGGCTCTGGTACATTAGGCATAGGCACTACGTCACCACCAGGTGCATAACCTCTTACTTCACCGCCTTGGTTATACCCTGCATTACCTACAGCTACTGGTGCACCTTGGCGATACATCATCTGTTGCTGTTGGTATGGATCAGGTTGTGTAGACTGTGTGTCTTGCTGTGTAGCATAACCACCTACAGCCATCATCATAGTCTCAATCTCAGCCATCTCTTCAGGAGTAAGATCACCTTCTTGCATCTCACCCATAGGCTCACCACCAATGCGTCCTTCAGCATCCATACGAGCTAGTTCCATCTTAGCTTCTTTACGTAGGTCTTCAAAGAACTTCATGCCGTAGAAACGAAGAACATCAGCAGGTACAACATACTCACCTTCGCTTAGTTGCGCTGGGATGTCATCACGTACTTCTTCAGGGAGGGAACCTGGTGGTACTTCATTACCTGACACTGGGTCTACATCTGTACGACTAGACTTGAATACTGCATCTGTTTGTTCGTCTTCATTTAACGCCATTAACTTTATCCCTCATGTATTTTAGTCTACGTAATGCACGGATACCACCTTGCGTTTGGTGCATCTCAATTACGTGTTCTGATTGCTCTAGCCGTTTATGTAGTTCTGCAATGTTATTATCTAACTCTTCACAGAACGCATCCCATTCAGCTTTATTGTTAACGAAAGCCTTAAGCGACATTACCACTGAATCCTTGCTCACCTGGTGCAGGAGCTACGCCAGTACCCATAGTACCGCCACCTGCGCCTGTCTGATCTTGTGCATCAGCACCTGCAGGAGCTTGTTGTGGCGCTGGGCCACCCGCTTCAGGAGGCATTGCACCTTGTGGTGGTTGTGGCATAGGTTGTTGGAACCCTTTCATGATCTCAGCTTGGATAGCTGCATCAGCCATAGAGTTAGTCACCTTGTCTGGGTCTAGGTCCATACTCTTAGCGATCTCACGTACAATGTAGTCCATCTTAGCAAACGGTGCTAGCATTGGGTTAGACGCTACCTGTAGGAACTGCATTAGGCGCTGGGAGCGTACCTCATTAGCCATCAAGCTTTCAGTACCGTTAGCTTTAACTTCTAGGTCACCACGAATAGTTTCATCGAAGTCAAACTGCATGTTGAACGCAAAGAACGCACGTCCAATAGGAGCTAGCAGATAGTCATCTACGTTCTTAACAACAGTTCTAATACTGCCATTAGCTGCAGACATAAGCATACTAATGCCAGAAGCGGTACGTCCCACTCCCGATACGCCTGTCTGTCCATGTGCGAAGCTTGGGAATCCTGTGCTTTCATCAGCGAGGACACGAGCCTTGTCAAATAGCTGCATGTTCTCACCAGCCACATTGGGGAACTTAGTACCAAAGATAGCCTGACCTGGTGCTCCACCTTGTCTACGGAACACCTTGCCTGGATACACTGATAAGTCTTGTCCTGGTACGAGGTTTGTTTCATCTATCTCAATCAGTAGGTTACCAGATAATACAGCATTGTCAACAGCCATTCGCATGAAACCGTTCATCAATGTTTGTGTATCATCCATATTCTCAGCAATA